TGAGACTGTAGCAACGTATCCCATATCAGAATTGAGTTTAGTTCTACTCGTTACTTTATTGTGCTCCCTAGTGTATCTCTGATGCATCTGAATGAGAGTTTCATCCTTAACCTGAGTCATTGTGATGATTTTATCTCTATTGATGATAAATGTGGTGTCCAATGTTAATTTCATCCACGGTGTAACTTGTGCAATATGCCCTCCAAGTTTAGGAGAAAATCTAGTTTCAACAAAAATTGGATGGTCTAATACAACTAAGACTTCATCATTCTCTTCAAATCCACATACTTTAGAAAATATTTCCTCTCCTGAGACTAATTTTAGTGACGCATAAAACTCTTCATTCATTTGGCTTCTCCTGAAATTTTATTTTATGAATTTGATAATTAAAATTCTCTTCATTATAAATTTTAACTCTTTCTATCAAGTGATTTAATGTATAGTTTTTTCGGTTTTGATTAGACATATCATCTGCAATATCATATAAGATTGCTTTATTCTTTGTATCTGATTTTCTTAGAACTCTTCCAATACTTTGTAGATTTCTTATTTTGGATTTAAATGGACTGGCGAAAATTAAATTATTCAAATTTTTAATTGAAATTCCAGTGCTAAAAACTCCATATGAAGCTACAATGATTGCATTATTCTGAGTTTCAGTGATTTCTCTTATATGCTCTCTATGTTCAGTATCAACTCCACCGTGAACAAAAAATACTTTTCGTTCATCATTTATAACTGAACTATTTATTAAATCAAAGAGAATTTGTCCGTGAGTTTCTACTCTTGAAAATAGAATTAATGTATTTCCAGTTAAGTCTAAGGTTAAGTTTTTAATAAATTGATTTCGTTTTTCGTGAGTGATAATGTATTGAACTTCATCCTCATAAGTTTCAAAGGATTTCTTACCGTGTTCCAAAATTAAAATATTAATTTGAAGCTTAGCAATGGTTCCTTTATGCATAAGTTCATCAGTACGAATCACCTTATACACAGGCCCAAATAGACCTTCTAGTGTCCAGATATGAACCTTCTCTGGTTGAGTTGTTCCCGTCATACCAAATCTATATTTCACATCGCACATCTTATGTAAAATTCCACAAATAGACGCAGATTTTGCTGTGTGTGCCTCGTCTACAATCACTACATCAAATTGCTCAAAGTAAGATTTTGACATATCAGAAATACTCTGATACGTTGAAATCATCACAGAATCATTCGTATCTTTGGCTCTTCCTCCATACACTCTATGAATTGGAATGTTTTCATCCCAACCATAATTCATAAAGTCTTTATACCCCTGTTCTATCAAAGAAGTTGTGGGACATATGATGAGAACTCTCAATCCTTGTTCTACGTAATATCGTGTGATACAGTATGATATGATAGTTTTTCCAGATGATGTAGGAGAAACTAACAATTTCCGATTATGTCTAAGTGCCTGATATACTGCTTCAATTTGATATTCACGAACTTCAAAACTTGGATTCAGAATTCTTTTAATGTATGTTTCTACTCCAGCTTCAGAAATCATCTCATTTTCATCATATGGAAGACCATAGAATTTGCTATCCTCAAATTCATATGAGAAATCACAAATCTTAATCTTTTCTATGAGTTTATCTAAAAGCCCAATATAAAGTTCTCCAGTATGTGTGGAGAGCATTCGCACTTTTCCATCCCAATGCTTATACCTAGAGCTTTTCATAAATTTGGCTTCTGGAACTTCAAACTCAAAGTATGGGGCGAGTTCATATAAAATATGTGGCTCACAATGAAGCTTTAGATAAACTTCATTTTTCTTCTTAATGATAATGTCACTCATATTAACTAAATCCTGCTTGGAATTTCATTACGTCTATGCTATTCTTGATTTGAAAGCTTCGGTTCTCAATATTCTTAATAATGCTTTCCAAAAATTTCAACATAATATTATAGTATTGAAGTTTCGAATTTGACCGAATCAATTCAGCATCAGAATCCATATACTTATCTAGGTCTGATTTTAATACTTTGTAATCAAATGGATTTTCTTTATAGACTTCTGGACTAGCTTTTCCAGAATAATACAGCCATTTTTCTTTATGTAGTTCTGCGCAATTTGCCTCCTCTTTAATGCGAAGAAGATATAAATTATTGTATATTTGAAAATATTTTGAATGTAATAGTGGTATTCTAATACTCTCTAGATGAAGATTATCTGGGTCAATGATACTATCTTCACGCCACTGAGTTTCAATTTCAGATAAATTCATAATATTCTGACCTTAAACTCATATTATATCATCAATTCTCAATTCTTTCAATATCATAGATGGTATATTTAAACACTGCCTGAGCCTCTAGATATGTGATATCAGTTTCTTTAGTATTAAATTCTGGAGCAGATAAGGAAACTGGAAATAAATCTTTGAAGTTTACTTGAATATTTGGTCTATAATTGCTATTGTAAATGATGAGAGTTCCATCACTCATTCCTGAGATTGCAGTTTGTTTTCCTGTATTATACTCCTCAGAGTCCAATAAGTCTTGATACTGCCGAGCAGACTCTGGAAAGCCAAATTGAGTTAACCAAGTATGATTTTCAATATAATTGTCCATATTCTCATCAATCATATATTTGATAACTAAGTCATCAAATGATAGAGTTTCTCCTGGAATGGGAATATTTTTCAGATATGTTGCTTGTATTGCTACTCCTAAATTGATTCCTGGAATCTGAGCTTGATTGCAAAAGAAATCTAATTTTGGTTTTTTTGATAGAATGAATTTGAATCCAGTTGGAGATAGAAAATTCTTGTTTTCAATCTGACCTCCCCAAGAAAAACTAGACATAGTATAAAATTCGTAGTATAGTATTTAGAGAACAGGCCTAAGAATGTCCATTAAATTACTACCTCTCATACAAGCACATTGGGAGAAGTCTAAATTTATATCGTTATCAAAAAATTTAAGTCTGGTCAACTTAATTAAAGCCGAAACGAGCTTCTTAGATAAAATCTACTCTCAAATTTCATTAAGAACCCGAGCATATGTAATACAAAACCAAATCACTTTAGCTACACTACCCAAATGTAAGTGTGAATGTGGAAAATACGCAGGAATCAATCATACAAATCCCGAATTAGGATTTCGCTTATATTATAATGTAACTTGCTCTCGTAGAAATAAAACTATAGATAAAGAGATTCTCAAGAAGCTTGATGATTATCAATTTTTATATGATGAGAAAATAACAAAAAACAAGTCTATAGAACAAATTGCTTCCGAAAATAACGTTTCCATCACTCCAGTAGTTAAATATTTGAAAAAATATGAACTATATCAACTAAATGATGCAAGAAGAAGAAACAATAAGGCAAATATAGTTCTTGAAGATAAGAAAGAATTGGAGTTATTATATGCTACCAATACAATGGAGAACATTGCTGAAACTCTAGGAACTACGAAAGGAACTGTTTCCCGATGGTTTAAAGTTCATGCCATTTCAGCAAAGCCTACAAATTCATACGAGAGAAAAATCAAAAGAGTCTCAGGAGAGGAGATGGAACTCTACGATTACATAAAGAGTATATCTTCATATGAAGTATTTCAATCTAATCGCTCAATTCTAAATGGAAAAGAATTAGATATCTACATTCCAGATAAAAACTTAGCAATTGAATATAATGGTCTTTATAGTCATTATTATAGACCTTGGGAAGACTCCTCAGGATTAAGAAAGGATAGTAGTTATCATTTATGGAAAACTGAGGAATGTGCAAAACAGAATATACAATTACTACAATTCTATAGCGATGAATGGAAATTTAAAAAATCAATCGTACAAAATATCATAACGTCTAAACTCGGACTCAATGATAGAATTTATGCAAGAAAATGTGAAATAGTATTAGTGGACACATATACTAAAAATGAATTTCTAAATGAATATCATATTCAGGGTGAAGATAAGAGTTCAATAAAGTTAGGTCTTACATATGAAAATACTCTAGTTGCGATTATGACTTTTGCTAAATCTAGATTTAATTCAAATTATACTTGGGAACTAACTCGGTTTTGTGTGAAAGGAGGAACTAGTGTGATTGGTGGATTTAGTAAATTATTAAAAAGCTTTACAAATGAGCACGGAACTTCTATTATATCTTATGCGGATAGAAGATATTCAAATGGAAATGTCTATGAAACAAATGGATTCAATTTAATTGCGACAAATAAGCCATCATATTATTATGTGGATAAGAATCATCTTCGTAGAATAAATCGTATGAGATTTCAGAGAAAATATATTGGTGCTTATGACTGTACCGAATATGAAAAAGCTAGAGAACTGGGATATGAAAAAATCTGGGATTGTGGAACCTTAAGATACGGATTTTCCCAATAAAAAAGGAACCTTTCGGCTCCTTAAACATTCCAACCAAAGATTGGGTATCACATAAGATTCTTAATAAGAGTTCTCTTGTAATATCTATTAGTATTAACTTGAAGTCTACCCAGTCCTTGGTCAGTACCTTCGGCAAAAGGATTAGCTACGATACCGTATCTAGTCTTGAAGCCGATTTTTGGTTGGAAGCTCCTTTCACCAACAGCACGAACCATTTGTAGAGGAACGTAAGGGCAGTAGAAAAGTCCAGCATCATAAGGATTTGGACCCTTATAACCAACGACGTAGTATTGATATTGGTTGGTATAACCGTTTGCAGCATAAGGGTCAATAAAGACCTTAAACTTACCGTTTAGAGTACCCGCGAAAGTATTACCAGTATCATCTACCTGCATATTGGAGTTCAAAGCAGGAGTATAATCTAGAATACCAGCGTGAGTTAGAGAAGAAGCAACGTCTGCGGAACACAGAACGATGTTACCCTTTCCTCTACGAGTCCTTTGAGCAATGCTGTTAGCGTCACGTTCAATTTGGAAAATCATTCCTTTGAACTTCTCAACGGACCAACGACCATTGGAGTCAACGTCAAGGTCAAATACACCTTGAGTAGCGACGTTCTGTTGTGCGCCAGGCTCAGCAATCTTATAGATTGTTCTGATGACTTCACGGTTGATTTCGGCAAGAATTTCGCTTGAAAGAATGTTTGCAAGCTCAGCTTCTGCATTCAGTCCGTGAATAGCCTTCAAGTCCTGAGCAAGCTCAAGGCTGTATTCGGCTTTCAGAGCACGGCTCTTAGCAGTCACTGAAATTCTTTCAATGCTGAGTGCCATTTCAGCAAATTGGTCTCCAGCATTGGTGCCATCACCAAGATTTTCTGCGTCCCCAGTGTTCATACCTTGACCTAGGTTATAAGCTCCTAGAGGTGATGCAGTTGGGTTAAGAAGACCAGGGTTAGAACCTACTTGAGATGTAGTACCAAGACCAGCAGCGGCGCTAGAGAAACCAGTTAGAGATTTTCCTGCGTTCTGTCCTGAGAATGCGGTATTTACTTCATTATAGAATGCTTCTGGACCAGATTGATTGACATAACGGCTTCTCATTGCGAAGATAAGGCTTACAGGGCCGCTCATTGGTTGAACGCCAGCCAAATCATAAGCAACAAGATTAGGCATTGAACGTCTAATCATAGAGATTAGAACGGGGTCAAAACCTGCTACTGGACCTGCGGCAGCAGAGCCGTAGCTAAATCCACCAGTTCCCGCAGAAACAGTTGGAGATTCGGATAGAAACTCACTCTCTTCACGAAGAGCTTGTTCTTGATTTTCTAACAGGATAGCAGTAACCGCCCTACGATGTGAATCTTTGATAGGTTCTAGACCGTTATAGTCTAGTAAGGGAGCCCACTTTTCCTGCAGTTGTTCGGAATTGAACATTTGCATTTGAATTTACCTCTAATTAAAATTTTGGTTTAGTTTGATTTTATGATATATAAATCACTTTTTTGAAACACGCTCAAGAGCACTCATATAAACTCCCATTGTTCCACTTGGAATGGAATATGGAGTATATTCTGTAGAATCTTCTACAAGATAGTCCTGGCCATTTCTCTGAGTTCTAGTAGTTGTGGTGGGGAAATAAGATTCCTTGAGTGCAACTAGTTTCTCACGATATTCTTCTTCACTATCAAACTCAACACTTTCCACAAGAGAAGCAAGCTTATCTTTCTGAGAAAGCGCAAGGCCCTCAGAAATTTCACTAAAGATTACATCAGTTACTGATTCTGCTAGTCTTTTGTTGAGAGAAACATTTCTCTCTATTTGTTCGTTGAGTTTATTCTCCATCTCGTCAAGTTTATCAGTCATTGCCTCTAGCACATCATATCTATCTTCAGGAATTGTTACATAGTGATTTTCAAAAAGTTCCTTGAGGTTCACAAGGAAACTCTCGGTCATTTCGGCACGAAGTCCGTTTTCTATAGCTAGAGCATTTTCTTCAATCCATTCTTGAGCAACATACTCAAGATATGAATCTACTCTTTCGGTTAAAGCCTCAGTGATAACTTCAATCTCTTCGGCTAGTTGTTCTTCATATTGAAGAATGACTGCTTCTTCAATTTGTTCTGTTCTGGAATTCAGAGCAGCTTCAAATACAGTCTTGGCTTTAAATCTAAATTCTTCGGAGAGTTCTTCGCCTGAAAGAAGAGCATCTACATCTTCTTCAATCTGAGATTCAATTTCTTCAATCTGTTCTTGAACTTCTTCTTTCTTTTTATCAGACTTCTTGGACTTCTTAAACTCTTTAGGAGTTTCTTCATCCTCGTCATCTTCTTCATCGTCATCGGACTTAGAGGATTCGTCATCTTCTTCATCGTCATCATCAGACTTGGAAGATTCTTCTAATCTAGGCTCATCTTCGTCATCTTCTAAATCAGATTCGTAATATTCATCATCTTCTAAATCTTCTTCATCTAAGTCTTCCTTTACAGCACCCTTAGGTAAGGACTTCATTGAGTCTGCTTTACCAGCTCCACGATTTACAACATCTCTAACTTGAGCTAGAACTGCCGATGCATCTTTCAGCTTGGCGCTATCATTATCAGGCTTGTAATTATCAGGTGTTGGACCACCTAGGTCTTCCCAACTGGCCGTCTGACCATCGGGAATATTTTTGGTAAGTTTAGGAAGTGGTTCTGCAGGTTTTGCTCCAGAGTTCACAACATTTTTTACGTGCTTTGTGCCTACTTCCATTTCTTGTAGATTTTTTCTTCCACGAGGCATTTTGATTCTCCGAAAAACTTAAATTTGTATTTCTGTATATATTTATATTTTTTAGTTTTTGTGCTTTATTTTGGTTCTCTTAAACCTTTTGGACCTTTTTCATAATACTTATCTCTATGGACATTATTTTTAGCCTCGAATTTAGGTCTATCAATATATTTAATTGACACCCATCTTGGGGGTCTTCCTGCTCTTGAAGTTCTCCTTAGTCCATCAGACTTTCTACCGTGCTTAGATTCACTGGGCATTCTTGGCTCTTGACTAAAATAAAAATTGTGTCTACCAAGAGCATAATCTCTTTCGTCTTTATGTTCTATATTCTTATTCCTTTTAGAGTTCTTTTCTTGACTGTGAGCTAAATGTAGTTTCCCATATCTTTCTAAATCTCTATGACTTGGAGTGGAATTAGGATTCTCTATTTCCAATGAAATTCTTTTGGCTCTATTCTTTTCTCTAGGAGTCCAGCCACTCGCTAATCTACTGTTCCAGGGAACCTTCTTTTCAAGTAGGATACATTCTTCAATAAACTGAAAATAGGTTTTCAGTTTAGTCTTTTTATATATTTATGAGAATTCACCCAATGCTCTCTGTTTTCTCAACTTTTTAGAATTTTTAGTTGGTGTTGGAGGATTAGTTTTTCTTTCTTCTGGACTTAATCTATATGTTGGTTCTCAGAATTTATCTTTTCTATCTCTACTACGCTGCAAATTATCAGATTCCTTATTTGGTTCCAATCTAGCTCTAGACTTTTGAAGTAAATTATGATATGCCCACCACTTTTCGGATCTTTTTTCTACTGAACCACCTCTTAAAATATCAACAGCTCTATCTACAATTCTTTGAGTAGTGGAGCTTTCAAGCATAAATTGTTTGAAAGTTTTCGTGACTCAGATTAAACGAAGATAGTTTTCAAAGTGTTCTAGTTTTCTTTCTTCGGTAAGTCTTCTACCAATCACATCTCTTTCAATCACTTGCTTGATGTTCTGTGCAATCCATTCTTGCTTTTTGCTATCATACAACCAACTTACTCCTTCATATATCCCCTCTACAAATGCAGATGGTGCAGATGGGTCGTGAACAATATCCGCAGCAGTAGAAAGCATAAAGTCTTCACTTACTCTATTGAAACCCTCATTTGTAGGAACTAAAGAACCAACTCCACGAGAAGAAACTCCAAGTTTGACTCCTTCTTCATAAAGTCCAGCAGCAATCTTACCTAAAGGTAATGTAGTTAAAATCTTAGCTTTTCCAATAAAATTATTTCCATTTTCCTTCAATGAAATAATCTTATGTGAAACTCTATCTAAGTTGATGGTGGGAGTTGGTGAGTGCCCAAGTTCTCCAACAGCTCTACCTTTACTCAAATAATTCTCAACATAAGTATTTACTCCTCTTCTCAGAGTGTTCATTGGATAGATTCTTTTGTTTCTATTGCAGACATCTCCCTGAAGAAATACTCCTTCAATATAAAGATTCTTCTTACCGTTAACCTCCTCAACGATAACTTTTACATTTTCAGCTTCTTCTGTGATGAGTTTCATTTTTATGAATACGAGTTTACTTGAATTTCTGTGATATGAATCCGACTGGCTCCAGACCCAGCATTATATGCAGCTACACGAGTAACTTTCCTCAATTCACCATTAGGAGTAGTAATGATACCTACAAAAGCGGAGGTATTCCAATTCAATGTAAGTCTTGTATTCATAAAACTATCATAAGACATTCTCTCATCTACTGTTGCAACAGTAGCAAATGTAGTGTTTAGTCCAGCAGGAGAAGCACCAGTAAGAGCAACAGAGTCACCAACATTAAATCCATTTCCAGTTCCTTCTGGAAAAATTACAGTTGTAGTTGCTCCAGTAAGAATTCCCACAAAATTCTTAGAACCCCACTCTTGCTTTAGAACAACATCTGTTCCACCAGGAACCCACAAACTGGTTGTTGAGTTAACTCCTGGATTTGCTCCTACTTCAATGTATGTGTGTTGAGTAGGTGCAATTCTCAAATATCCAGTTTTCATTGCAATAGGAACAGAAGTAGACACTCCATCCACAGTGGGAACATCTACAGCCGTAACATTTTGAACTATTTTAAACGCCATTATAATATAACACTATATGAGTTATTTATGAAAGTTCTAATCACTCAGAATCTTCGTCATCTGAGCTAAATACTGAATTTGCAACATAAGGTTGTAGTTCAGAAATTGTATTTGCAGCTTTGGTA